CGTCTTTTGATTCCTCGTAAGGCAACACATTCCCTGGCCTGATGTCGTCCCAAAATGACGACGCATAGTGTCGCCATATCCAATGGCTGAATCGGTTCTCCGTTTGCTTACCTTCCCATCCTTTGTATCGCTGCAATTCGTGCGGTATCTCACGCTCGCCGTAGTATTCAAACAATCCCTTTGGATGAGTGACCGGGATCGGGTTCGACCCTCTCTTGCGAAACGGGATCAGGTAATCCGCTGATGCGACATTGGTGCCGCAAGCGTCCTCGCAAATCGTGCGATGAGCTAAAGCCTTGCTCATCGTGCGAAGTCGTACCGACAGTGGTTCTTTCCAAATGCAAATACGCGGCAGCATTTCAAAACCGAGGCTTTCGTGCAGCTTTATGATGTCGCCTGGAAAGTCCGTATATCCGCAAATGTTGGCACCGCCTTTTGGTACGTCCATGCAATGAACGGCAGTTATCCGGCCAGGCAGTAGCGACCTTGCTATCTGCTTTACGATGTATCCGTAGTGGTCAAAGAACTCTTTGTAACTACGTGCGTTGGAAAGGTCACGCACTGAGGATGAATAGTTATAAAGGCACCCACCTCCTTCGGTAGCGAACGGCGGCGAATAGATACAATGGTGTATCGACTCGTCTGGAATCGCAGCGAAAACCTCAGCACTGTCGCCATTATAAATGGCGTACCTGTCGTTAATTGACTGATCTAAGCAAGCCATTTTGGTAGTCTCTCTTTGTCTGGATAGAAGTCAGAAGTCTGTAAGTGCATTGCGTCTTGCATATGGCTAACGATCGAAGCAAACATATTGTTTACTTGCAGTGTCTTTCGGCGAAGGCTTGTTAAAATCCCCGCCTCGCCCTCGTTGACAATCAACGATACGTTCACTGGCTTTGATTGCCCGAACCTGTAGAACCTGCGAACGGCCTGGTAATATTGCTCGTAACTATGGCTTGGTAGATGTATTGAGTTGTTGCAGTGCTGCCAATTCAATCCCCACGCTCCGATCTTCGGCTTGGTGATTAGATGCCTGATTTCGCCATCGCTGAACGCTTGCAAAAACTCTTCCTTCTGTTCGTCCGGCATTGACCCTTTAATCTGCTTGGCTTGCGGCAGTCGCTTTTGGAGTTCGTCACCTTCGTCGTTCAGCTCGCACCAGACAACGCTATGCCCGTTATGAGACTCAGCAATTCCAGCGGCCATGTCGCAGCGTTCGGCAATGGAGTTGCGACGCTCTTCCCGTTCTTCTTGCAGCGTTGCCCCAGGCATCGCAAACAACATCCCGTCGCGGCACTTGGCAGTAGCGACGACGTGTTCTTTTTCGATGAGTTCTGGCAACTCAAAACGACTGTCATCAAATCCGAGGTCCGAAGGCTTGCGGCACGATCTAGCCCAAGAGCAAACCCAAGCCCAAAACGGTTGCTGTGCGTGACCGCGAAAGCGATACTTAGTACGACCCCAGCCGCGACCATCTTTATGCGTATCCTGCTTGAAGAACGTCGTAATCATGTCACGGAACCCAAGCAGACCAAGAGCCTCGCTAGATGTTCCTAACTCGTGGTAATCGTTGGGTGCCGCTGTGGCTGTGCATAGCAATCGGTATTTGATCCGCCGCATAAACTCAGTCACATCATGCTTCGTCGCTGACTTTGCATCTTTTATGCGGCTTGATTCATCGCAGATAATCCCGCCGAAATCCATCGGATCGAACTTGGACAACTGCTCGTAGTTCGTGACCCAGATGCACTTCGACCCGTCAAACTCTCCGCCACGCGACCGCCTGGCATCTATGCCGAACTTGACGGATTCTTGTATTACTTGCTGACCAACTGCGATTGGCGTGAGCAATAGCACTGGCTTATTGGTTTGCTGTACCACTTGATGCCCGAAGGCAAGCTCAATTGCTGTCTTTCCCATTCCACAGTCAGCAAAGATCGCAGACCGGCCTTTTGTGCAAGCGTAGGCAAATAAATGCTTTTGAAAGTCAAACAAAAAGTCAGGCGTGCAGTTCGGCTTAAATCCCGCTTCGTGATTCCATTGAGCTTTGTCGCTGATGAAGTCTACGTATTCCATTTTGCCAACTCCTTCTCGATTCTATCGACAATCTCAACGCTCGCGATCCGCTTAAAATCTTCTATCGTTGCTTCGCCAGTTTGGATCATTCCGGTAAAGCACGATATTGTGTGATCCGTTGGGAATCCACAGGTGCCATGTGACCACCCGAGATGCCTTAATATCGTTTTCTCTGTTTCACTAAGTGGCATTTCCGCAGACCTCTTCCATTACGAGTTGCTTGCACCTAAGTGCATCTGTCCAGTTAAATCCGCTTTCGGGATCGGTTGACATTCCCGCCATCGCCATGACGATCAGCACGTCATTGCCTTCGCTAAATCGAAATATCCAAACGTGCCCGCGAGTCGTGTAAGCGATCGCGTGCTCGGTGATTACGCTATTCATCATGCAAATTCATCCCAATCAAATAAAACACGTTTGTTGAACATCGGAGATACTGGTAGTTTTTCCGAATCCAACTGCCGGTACTCTGGGTACCGTCTGATCTTCGCGTTCTTTGCAGACCGAACCAAGATTTCAAATCTTCGACGGAACCGCATTTGAGTGAGTAAAGTGCTATAGCGAATCGCAAACGCAATAGTTGGTCTCCAGTTGCGTTCGATTTCGCAACCGGGACAAATTCCACTTCTTCTGAAAACTCGATTACCGCAGTCGATACATTCAGCTTGCATAACGATCACCTTCAAGCATTCCCATTTCGCCAAACGTCGCACGGTAGCCGTTTAGGCTTTCTTCTAACTGCACCGCTGACACTCGCAAACGCTCCGCTGCCATCGCGTACCGCATCGCCTCAGCACGAGACTCCCGAAGCTCTTGCGGGTCGTAATAGCCGCGAAACTCGCCAACCATTTCATGCGTCGCCCAACCTCCGCAAAACGCTAGGAGGAATAGCGTGATAAGTGCAAACATTTCCATCGTGACACCTTTCAAAAAGTGATTGAGAAGCCGAACGCGATTGCAAAGTACTCAAGCTCGATACGTGTGATTCGCGGCTCCGTAAAACCGCCAATCCGATAAACGTCAATCAGCCGACGGCTGACGAACCAGTTGATATGTCTCCGCTCGATGCCAAGCAGTTCGGCGGATTCGTCGAGGCTGAAGTTTTCATTCATCATCCACCTCCCAAAACGTTTTCGTTGAATGCTTCCACTTTGCCGCTTCACGCCTGCCATTTGATAGCCTTCCGCCGGTTATGCTTTTCCACGCTTTGCCGCGTGTGATGTTTCTGATCGTTTCAAACTCGATGCCTGTCAGCATCGAAATTCGAGCGTTGCCGAGGTTTTGATTCCAAAGATTCACAACGTCAAGCACCTGCGACTCGGTCAGCTTCGGTGCATACGTTCCGTGCACGGTGCGTGAAATCATTTCGTTTGCATCTTTCCAAGTTCGTTCCGGTAAATGCTCACTTGCTCAGCAGCGTCGATTCCGATGCGTACACGTGGCCCAGATTGCACGTCGCACACTTTAATCTCGATCGGTGTATTAAGCACCTCGATCGCTTTCGATGGATTAGATCGCATTAACGCGACAATGCGGGAAAGATCAATCGTCAGCTTTTCGTTGATACGGCGGGTTAAGACTAGCATTTTGCACTCCGTTGATTTGTTGGTTATGAAAGAAAGCAATCAGCATTAAACAGCCAAGCGGTCTCATCGCAAATTGCAGCTAGCGACAGGTAGACAGCGTGGCCACTGTAGTACTCAACAAGCAATCGCTGTGCATTGCGATAGTAGCAAACGCAACTAGCAGTTCCAATTTCGTAGTCCTTCGTGTCCGCTTGCTTTGATGCCGTAGCGTTGTCCTGGCTTGCAATGTCTACCGTGTACTTGCTTATTTCGTCCTCGCAGATTTCGCAGAACCCTCGTCCGCACCACTCCCATTCACGCAATGGGAGTCGGCATGATTGGCAGTACTCTAGCTGAACCACTCTAGCTGAACCGCTTCTGCGATTTGATCTTAGCCGCGAGGAACTTTAGCTTCCCGTTCGTATCCATGCCGATTACCTCGGGGTGGCGGACGTGCAGGTACTTAACCAATCCGTGGCTGTCGCAGTCGACGTACCCAATCTGGTCCTCGGTCATTCCAATCTTCACAAGCTCGGCAGCCAGCTTGCCGCCGTTCAGCGTATTGAACCAATCCTCACAAATCACCTTGTCGCCTACCATCACCGAGTAATACCGATCAACCTTCGATCCGTGAGTGATGTACCCGTACTGGTTGCCAGCGTACTTTTCGTTGGTTTTTACTGACTTGATTGTTGCGGTTGCCATTTTGTTTTTCTCGTTTGCGGTGTTGTTGATAGGTTTTCTCGCTGCGATTACCGGCCCATGATTCGGTTAAACTCAGCGATCTTCTGTTCTTCCGTCATCGCTGCGACGTTGGTTGCTGCCTGTTCGGTGATCGCGTCAAGGTCCGCTTGCAGGTCACTATTTAGAGGCGATGTTTTTGCGTTAAACAGACTGTCGTAAAGGTTTGCTGCGTTAGTCATCTTTTCTTTCCGTGATTGTGTTGCGTTGCTGTGATGCATTGATCTTATCGGCGTGCAAAGTGTTTTGCAATAGGGAAGTGTAGAGAATTTCTAAAATTCTTTTTCGCCCGCAAATTATCGCGTTTTCTTGCAGAAATTAGGGTTGCCACATCCCGCGTATCGCTTTTTCTCAATCTCGCGAATCTCTTTCGCGGTGAGAATCAACGCACATCCGTACCGTCGGTCGAATCCCAAACGCGACGCCCAGCGGCTGATCGTAGCAACGCTGCACCCTAGTTGCTTTGCGGCCTCCGATGCTGTAGATGTTTTGCCCATGCGGACATTGTAGGCAGTGCAACGGCTTTTGCAATTGTCAATCGGAAAACAACGCCCGCGATC